AAGCATACAAATCAAATTTGTATTTGTTATTAAAAATTAATTAATTCTTCATATTTAAAAATTGAAATCACACAATTTTTAAAAATGAAATCCGGTCGGACACTTTATTTCGCATTTACAATTTGATCCATATCGAAACATATGTAGGGTGGTTCATCGTCATACCCATAGTATCGAATCGTTATTCCCATGACTCTTTTAAAATAAGGATTAAGTTCTTTGTTTATGAAATGTTTCCATTCTTTTAAAGTTGTTCTATAATACTCCAATCCACCCTCGCTGAATACACGTTTTTGTATATCGGGTCTTTGGCGAAACTCGGTCATAATACGCTTTGCACCAGCTGGTAACGGCGATTTATTTTGTTCCGCCGCATCTATTATATCTATTATGTAGTATCCATAACTATCACAAATTATGTTGGTTTGCATCGCTGGAAATTCTGAAATATAAACTTTTAAATCTGCGTTACTCGGAAGTGTTACGAATACGTCTTCGCTGTCACTGTCTTTTAGTGGTACGGCGAGTATATGTGGGTGTGTGTGATATGTTATGAGCGATGGCCAGACGGTTTTTATCGCATCGGATTCCATACGCCTTCTGTTTTTTGATGTAACGAACGAAGGTTTGTCAAATTTCACAGTCGTCGGCCCTATTTTACATTTTACGGCACCCGCATATTCCCAGGATTTTTTAGACGACAGTTCGTGTATCTTTTTTAAATCCCTGATTATTGGTCTGGGTATTTTTGTACATTTCTTTTGGAACATTAGCGGGTGAGCTGTGTACATATTCGCGACTGTCCTATAATTATACATAAAAATATATTTGTTATATAAACTATGCATCTGCTTTATACAGATGGAAGTTGTTTAGGAAACCCGGGTAAAGGGGGGTGGGCGGCAAGATGCGTATATTTATTCGATATAAGTGGTGGTGATCCATACACCACGAATAACATCATGGAGATGACTGCTGTTATTCGGGGATTAGAGGAATGCTTAAAACATTTAATAAAGGAAGTGTCCGTACACACCGATAGTAATTACGTGAAGACGGGTATGAAACACTGGGTAAAGAATTGGCAAACGAACGGTTGGAAAACCGCATCGGGTACTCCGGTTAAAAACAAGGAATTATGGATACGGTTATGTGATTTGGAACGACAATTTGATAAAATTCAGTGGATTTGGGTAAAAGCGCATAACGGGGATGTTAACAATGAACACGTCGATAAGGAAGCGAGAAGATTTGCTACATCTTTTCCATAATCATGTATAAAGAATATCTCATATACTCAGTATATGAGTCTTAAAAAAAAGGAAGAGGTAACTGCGCGTCGTTCGTATGAGGAACGCGAAAAGTTATTTTCTGATAATCGGGCTAGAGCTCTTGAAAAAGCTATGAATACCGAACGTGTTAGATACAAGTCTAATGCAAACTCAAACGATTTCGTTAATTTTTTGAAAAAGCGTTTGTCTTTGTGGGAAGACCTAAAGACCGATACCATTGAAAATGGACGTCTTACGAAAGGATTTACGAAACGTCATCATGAAAATATGTATAATAAGACTAAAGAAATAGTTAATTCTCTCGATAAGTAAATTAATTACCAAATGCAACACCGGCCATACCATCCTTTATCCTGAGGATGTTATGGTTGACCGCATATACCCTATTTATACCATTGAGCACACCCGTGGGGTCAGCGAGAGCTAATTTAGCGTTATCTATGCGGCTAAAATTGAGTGAACCTGATGGCTGAGAAGCATTCATCTTTAAGCAAAACGGCCACGTGAACAGGGGTGCAGTATCAAGTACACCGGATGGTAAAGATGTGGTGTGCATTTCTGGCACAACATTGTGGTGGAAGGTGCTGGACATGTTTTCGAATAAGGATGTACCGTTGATGTAGAGTGTGGCGGAACTGAAATTTTGTATAGCAGCCCAATTCTGGTTAGCAGCCTTAGAGCTTACTAAGTGTAAAGCCTTGGTAGGGTGATTGAAGTATGTAAGATCAAGCTCGGTCGTGGTGGGCGACGTTGGCTGATATTGAGTCTGTGTTATGAGAAGTTCGTGTTCGGTGTTAACGAGGAAATCACGCTCATCAGAATCGAGGTACACGTATGTACCATATACCTTGGGTGAAATAGAACCTAAACCACTCCTGCACCGAATACGTATCTCAACCTGATGATACTGTAACGCAGTAAGAGGAAGAGATTTAGTCCAATCATCACTAAAGAAGAAAGGGATTACGAAATAATCGGAAGCACGTCCCGCAACGGACGCGGCAGCCAAGGCGTTACCCGCGATTGTGTCAGTTGTGACAGCACACCCAGCCTTGGAAGATGTATCCTTGTAGAGGATGTTGTGTACACCCTGGATGAAAAGGGAGTCTAACTTACACACCTCCTGTCCACCGATGTGTAACGAGAACTCGGTAGTGCTGGTATCATCGTTGGCAAAAAAGGCGTTGGTGTTAACACCAACGTTAGAAATGTTTGGAGATTCAATCCACACATAGCTGAGAAGATCACCCTTGGACTGAACGGGGATAACAACTTCATTACCACCGCTGAACGTACCCACAAAATCCATACGCTCGGGCTTGATCGAAAAGTTTGTATAACGTTTGTAGTTTTGACGGAAAAATGACACCTCGGGGGAGCCGGTGATGTAAACATCCTGAGCACCCTTGGACACGAGATCAATCAACGCAGCTGACATTTTACTAATATATGATATTAAAAATTTGGGGCGATTACGAAGTAGATGGTGAAATTTCAAGTGTTGACCTGGGATTCTCGAGATGAAAATAACGATCATTACATTCGACTGTTTGGGAAAACACTCGAAGGAAAATCTGTATGTGTGACAACTACATTCAAACCTTATTTTTTTATTAAGATTCCTGTGGGTTCTAGTCAAGAGGCCCTGAAAGGTATTATTGAGAAGAAGTTTCACGAAGAGGTGTACGAAATTGAAGAGGTCGAAGCTAAAGATGTCTGGGGGTTTCAAAATAACGAGAAACGTCGGTTTTTACAGGTATTCTGTAATGATAGCGCGCAACGAAGACGTGTGAGCAATTATATTAACAAGATGATGAATAATCAAAACTATAAAGAAAAATCTATAACTTACATCTACGAATCAAATGTAGACCCAGTATTACGACTCATGCACCGAACGGGTATTCAATCTACTGGGTGGGTAGATACGGAAAACTCGTGTACACCCGGGTATCACGCTACGGTCGATATTGATCTGTTCTGTAGAGACTGGAAAAGTTTGAAACCACTAGATGTTACCGACGCCGCACCCTTTGTTGTAGCGTCACTTGATATTGAGTGTCATAGCTCTACGGGTAAGTTTCCCAATCCTCTCATCAAAGAAGATGCATGTTTTCAGATTGCTATATCATTGGTCAAATTTGGATCTACCGAGGTATATGATAAGACGTGTTTGTGTTACAAACAAACCGGTAATAACCTGGAGGGTTGCACTATCAAAAGTTATGACACCGAGAATGATATGCTGATGGCTTTCAGCAAGTATCTCGTTGATCAAGACGTCGATATAATCACTGGGTGGAATATCTTTGGTTTTGATTTAAACTATATCATTCAGCGAGCTTTGTTGAATGATTGTCCTCCATCCTTTTTCCAAATGAGTAAACTTAATGGGTATAAGTGTAATATTAAGAATAAAAAACTTTCTTCAAGTGCACTGGGTGATAACGAGCTTCAGCTTTTACCCATGCCCGGACGATTTATTTTTGATATGTTTCATGAAATTAAACGCGAGTACAAGCTAGACTCATATAAACTCGATAACGTGTCTAAACTGTATTTAGGTGACCAGAAAATTGATATGGCACCAAAGGAAATGTTCGCGCGTTTTCGTGAAGGTGATCCTCTTAAGTTACAAGAAGTTGCCGAATATTGTATTAAGGATACGATTCTTCCCCACCGTCTATTGGATCGATTGTCAACACTCATCAATCTTCTAGAGATGGCTAAAGCCACGTGGGTTCCTATCAGTTATCTCGTGGAACGTGGACAACAGATTAAGGTGTTTAGTCAACTGACCAAAAAGGCGCGTGAGCTGGAATTTAAAGTTCCTACGTTTAGTTACGGACATACGGATACTACTGGATATGAAGGCGCTACCGTACTCGAAGCACAGTCTGGTGCGTATTATACACCTATTACTGCCCTGGATTTTGAAGGTCTGTATCCATCTATTATGATGGCACACAACCTTTGTTATTCGTCGCTTGTAATGGAGGATAAATATAAAAACATACCTGGTATTACGTATGAACAGTTTGGAGATCACGTTTTTGCACAAGATGTACCCTCTCTTCTACCAAGTATCCTTCTAGAACTTAAGCAGTATCGAAAGCAAGCTAAAAAGGATATGGCAAACTCCACCGGAGCGTTAAAACAGATGTACAATGGTAAGCAGCTCGCTTATAAGATTTCTATGAATTCCGTGTATGGATTCACTGGAGCTTCACGTGGTATGCTTCCGTGTGTAGCCATCGCATCAACAACTACTATGAAAGGTAGAAACATGATTGACGATACAAAGAACTACGTAGAGAAGAACTTCCCGGGGTCAAAAGTTAGATATGGTGACACCGATTCCGTCATGGTGGAATTCGATGTACAAGGTAGAACTGGAAAGGAAGCTATCGAGTATAGCTGGGAGCTCGGTGAGCGTGCAGCGGCTGAATGCACAAAGCTTTTCAAAGCCCCGAATAACCTAGAGCTCGAGAAGGTCTATTGTCCATATTTCCTTTACAGCAAGAAGCGGTATGCCGCAAAGCTATGGACTAAAGCTAAGGATGGAAACATGAACATGGACTATATTGATGTTAAGGGGCTGCAACTCGTTCGCCGCGACAACACCCCGCACGTACGCGAAGTAAGTAAAGAACTACTCGATGTCGTACTAGAGAGTAGTGATACTACTGCACCAAAAGCCCTGGCGAGGCAAAGAGCTGTAGAACTTTTGGAAGGTAACGTACCCAACGAAAAGCTTATTTTGAGTCAATCTTTGTCAGATAAGTATAAGGTAAAGGGCGAATACGTGGCATATGATAAAGTAAGTCCGGATCACAGCAATATGTTCACATGTAACGATATAAATATGGCTCATGTACAAGTCGTAAACAAAATGCGTATCAGACAACCCGGCTCAGAACCCCAGAGTGGTGATCGTGTGCCGTATCTTTTGGTAGATACGGGTGATCCTAAGGCTAAGGCGTTTGAAAAAGCTGAAGATCCCAAATATGTTCAAGAGAATAATATCAAAATTGACTATGCGTATTACTTCCTTAACAAATTTTTGAATCCTGTGTGTGATTTATTGGAACCGCTTTTTGAAAACCCTAAGGACGATATCTTCGGAGAGTTGCTTTTAAGAGCTAAACCACCACGAAAGAAGCGCGAACCCAAATCAAAACAAATGACAATATCAGACTTATTTAAAAAATAAAATCCAATATAATGTATGGTCTATGATAAAGATGTTTTGCAAATAAATCAGTTATTTAACGAACGTGTAGATAAACGAGTATATGAAAAGGTGTGTGAAGTTATAGAAAAAATTTCAGACATTCACAATATACCACTAAAACTTTTACGAAGAGATGCTTTAGGAGAAAACGGACATTGCATGGGTTTGAAACGTGACGGTACGTTGTGCACTAAAAATGCCGCGGGTGGTTCAAACTTTTGTAATTTTCATATAAACGACAGAAGATTATGTGAACCCGTAGAACGATCCGGTAATGTGGTGCGGCATAATCATCCCTGGCCCGGGCCGCGCGTAGAGGGTTGTCCCAAGTGTGAGGAAGATAAAAATAAGCGTCAAACAAATGAACTTAGAGAATTAGCTTCCATTATGTAATAATGAACAAATCTGATATACTATTAAATTCTATTAATACTTTCTACGCCTTACCCGAAAATAGAACTATATTGAAGGAACTTTTAAATAAAAGTGGTGGTATATCACTTCGAAATCTCGAGTGGTTTATTACCAACTATTCCAAAAAGAACAATTTAACATACAAGACCAATGATGGTAAGATGTTTAGTGTACACTGCGCCTATAAATCTAGTTTAGATGGATACAGTAAAAAGCTATTCGACCCATTTTGTAGGTCCAATAAAATACAATATGTTGTTCCGGGCACAACTGATGAAATAAGTACAACTGTCGCACAGTTAAATTTCATTAGATGGTGTATTAAGAACAATATAGTTGATTATATACGCGATCATCATTCCGATTTATTTAATAAAGGGGGGACATTACAAAAAGATAGCTTACATCTGCAATAGGTTTCCAACACCCGCACCCGTTGGTCTAGGTCTAGCACCTAACGGTCCATTCTGTGTCACAGATGCGGGTTCGTTTATGACATCTACAGGTGTTTCTGGAACGTATGTTGTAGCGGGTATAGCCGTGAGTGACATAAAACCACCATCAAACTTGAATGTTTGATACCCAACATAGTACAGATGTAAAGAGTATGTGTTTGAACTAGAAAGACCATTCTTTAACTTTACTTCTAAAACGGTACGATCAGATTGAAGTTGTCCAAAATCCAAACTTCCCGATGGCTCCACATTAATCGGATTCATCGAGAATGTATACGTATAAATATTCTTTTCAGGCCTAGAAAGCCTGCTGTTATGAGGTACAACATACTTGTAATACGCATGATCGACGAAAGGTAAGTTCGGTAAATCTTGTCCATTTATGTAGATTTTTGCACTGTCCATGATAGGTTGGAAAAATGCATTGGATAAAGATACAGAATCGCTCGCTGAAAAATTATAACGATTATAGAATCTGTTGTTTACGAGATTCGCACCACCACTATACGTGTTTTCATCTTCGAAATCTGTATGACGTAAGAACCAATTAAGCGTTTTTACTGGTATGTCTGGTACGAGTTGTAATTTTATTTCATCTTTATTGAGCTCACTTTCTAAGGTGGGGTGCTTTTTCACTATATCAGTAATCAACGTTTGGGGTTTTGTAGTGAGATATATCCGTTCTTGGTTGGATACTGTGATTTCTTCTGTTATTAATCTGAAATTAGCCAAACTAACCGGATCCGTGGAGTTTGTAAAAAACGATTGTGGTCTGAATGTGATTTCAAACTCTATCTTTTGTTTGTATATGCTGCACGTAGGAAAGTATGGTCTATTGGGATTGTTAGACTCGTATTCGTCTCCTTCATATTTTCTCGAAAAGAAAAGTGGTATGGGAATAAATAATTTAGATTCGTTTGTAATCAAACCCGCGTTATTTGAATCAGATGTTCCTTCTGCAAAGAAACGATTAACTAAGTATCTCTTCGTACGTTTTTCGGACGCGTCGAGATACAGTTCGTCATATATGATACCCCAATCGTCGTGGAATTTTTCTACTTCGAGTTCGTCTACGCGCATGGCTACAGATTTTATTAAATGTCTTCCTATTTGATCGGATAGGTAATACGAGTTACTGCCTAATCCTGGAAAATCTATAGCTATGTATAAATTACTCAACAAATCGCCCATATTTCGCGGATTTAGTGTTACTTTTATAGTTTCACCAAACGGCCAAGTATCCTTTGTACCAGGGTTATCGATTTTTGTACTTCGATGAAACTTTTGAAAATTTGAGTGTCTCTTGGGATCATATTTAAAGAACGAATTTTCTGGATCGTTTTCCAGTAAATATGTATCCTGTTTACCGATCGCGTTAAGTGCTATCTGAGCACCAGGATTAGGACCTTCGACGATCATATCTAAATATTAGTTACATTTTTTTAATATCAGTTTCCCACATTTCAAAATAACCAGTAGCTTCAATCAAGCAAACTTCTTCTCTGAGTTTATTCCATTCATCGAACAAACCTTTCACACGCTCTTCGGTATAGTCGATTGTCTTAATGTGTAGAAGGTAATCGTGCGAATCGTCAATCTTTGGAAATAGGGTAGAGAGTTGGTTCTCGAGGTCTTGTTTTTTGCGACGGAATACCACTATGTCACCATCGATTACCATCTTAACAAAACGCGCTCGGTGAGAACAAAGTTCTGCCTTTTTCCGAGTTATATCGATGAGATGTGCCTTACGTTTCTTGTAATATTCCATACGAAGTTGAATAAAATCAACCAAAATTTGTCCGGGTGAATTATATTTACATATACCTTTCGTTGGATGAAACAAATGCATATTTGAACACCTGATAGTCTTCTCCAATTTGAGATCCTTCACGGCATCTTTACCATTGTAATCTTGAATCACAAAGTCAACGTTTTCGGTTGTGCTATTATTCGTGAAGCCACTGATAATCTTCTTCTCGACGAGAGTATCAAGGTGTTCCTTATAGTCTTGTGTCCAACGACCCGGCGGAAGTTCAGATACTTTAATCGTCTTTCCGATACACGTCCATTCACCTTGAGCTACCCATGATTCATCGTCTTGTTCGAGGATTTTACCCTTGAACCCTTTAAACCACGGTTTCATCTTATACATATCTCTTCCATTGGTGAAGTTTAGAATATTAGCTTTGATATCTTCTGGGTTGAATGGGGGTACATAGCAGCTGAAACCAGTGCCAATACCTTCCGTACCATTTACGAGGACCATGGGAAGGGTAGGTATGTAGAACTCTGGTTCTATAGATCGTCCATCGTCATCAAGATAAGTGAGAACTGCATCATCCTTGGGATCGAAAATAGTACGCGCCTCCTTGGTGAGCTTCGTGAAGATGTACCTCGTTTGAGACGCATCCTTACCACCCATGAGCCTCGTTCCGAACTGACCACACGGTTCCAGAAGATTAATGTTATTCGAACCCGTGTAATCGTTGGCAAGCTTCACGATCGTTTCTGCGAGGGATACCTCGCCGTGGTGATAGGCACTCTTCTCGGCCACGTAGGCTGCCAACTGTGCCACTTTCATCTCATCCTTGAGATTCTTCTGGAAACAAGAATACATCACCTTCCTCTGAGAGGGCTTGAGACCGTCAGCCACGTGAGCAATTGATCTCTTCAAATCAGCCAATGAAAAGTTGACGAGATCTTTATGAATAAACTCTGAAATATCCAACTGCTTAATGTTACCGTAGGATACTTCGAGTTGATTCGCCTCCTTTGCAGTATTCTCGAGGAGCCAGGTCTTTCGTGCATCAGCCTTCTTTTTGTCGAAAGCGAGAACAACCGATTCGTCCGTCATGACATCCACGTCGAACTTGACCGTGAGCGTCTCAATCATCTTGAAGTACTCTCGAGCCTCGGCGCTCGTAGAAGTACCGAGACCCTTATAGTACTTGATTCGCCAGCCAGCCTTTCCATCACCGTACCACGCGCGGAAGGCAGAATCCGTGTAGAAGGATTTAGACTGAGATCCCTTCGTGGCTTTAATGATAGGAGTCACCATAGAAACGACGAATCCGAGATCGAGAAGAGATGGCCAAAAGGCGTGGATCATATTGATAATCAACCCCTTGATGTGGGAACCGTCATTATCTGCATCCGTCATAATCATCAAACGTCCATATCGAAGCTCGGAAACATCCGTGTACTCCTTACCCTGTTGAAGCCCGAGTATCTTCTTGAGATCGGAAAACTCCTGGTTCGAACTCAATTGTGCGACAGAAGCATCGCGGACGTTCTTGCATTTTCCCCGAAGGGGAAAGACTCCGTAGTGATCTCTTCCCACCACAGAGAGACCAGCAACGGCGAGAGTCTTCGCCGAGTCACCCTCTGTTACGATGAGAGTACACTTTTTTGATTGGGTTGTACCCGCCTTGTTTGCATCGTCAAGCTTCGGGATCCCGGTGATTTTACTCTTACGAGCTCCACCGTCAGTCTTAGCCAGCTCTTTCATCTCCTTGAATTTCGAAAGCGCTGTGAGTTCATCAGAAATACCCGTCTTTAAAACGTTTTTGACGAATGTTTTGGGCAATTCAAACTTTGACCCAAAGTCCTGAGCCTTGAGCGTACACTCAGATTTGACCTGACTCGAGAAGGTAGGATTTTCCAAGGTCGCCTTGACGAAGATGCGAAAGGTTGCCTTGACTTGTTGAGGCTTCAGTTTGATCTTCTTAGCCATATCATCAATGATTCCCGAAGCAACCAGTGAAGCCACATGATCTACATGCGTACCACCCTTAGTGGTGCAGATACCATTCACGAAGGAAATCTGCTCCATACCATCTTCCGAAGGTCCGATGCAAACCGACCAGCGATCAGTTGTAGCACAGTGTACATTGTTCACACCAGTGTGCATTTTCGCGTAGGCTTCGAAGTTTTGCTTGGGAAGAGCTTCACCGTTAAACTTCACTTTGCAATTTGCCGAAGTGCAGATGTTTGCATCCCATACGCGCTTTTCAAAGATTTTGTAGATATTGAAATCCATCTTGGTCATACCAAACCGTTTCCAATCAGGAACGAATGTGATGGATACAGATGACGTGGCACCCGAATGTTTTTTGATTTTTGGAGGTTCACACACGGACATATTATCCGACCATTTTTGTGTGTACGTTTGTTTCGTTTCATGGTCTTTGATCACGATTGAAAAATTGCTCGAATAAATATTGGTTAGCTTGGCTCCATATCCGTTCCTACCTCCGACTATCCGCTTTTGGTCGTCATCATAGTTAGTACTTGTTAGAAGATGTCCGAATACGAGTTCAGGGTTCCAAACTCCTTCTTTTTCGTGTATTTTAACAGATATTCCACCCAGTGGACCATTATTTTCGATGGTTACAGAACCGGATACTTTATCTACGGATACAGAGATGGACGTTACATTTTTAGGATGGAGTGAGTTGCGATCGATGGCATTGACGAGGATCTCATCAAAAATCTTGAGTAAACCAGGCGAGTACTTAGTGAACTTTTTTTCGAACTTTTGACCGTTAAGAATCCAATAGGATTCTGTACTTAAAGTGGTTGGTCCGACGTATGAGTCAGGTCTCTTGAGAACATGCTCGCTATGCGTGAGTTTCTCAACGCTCTCCATGATTCTTATATTTATAACGTTTCTATTCTCTAACTTAGGTTCTATTTTACGGTGCGTTTGGGCAATAATGTCCACTTATGGTTAAGGCAGACTTGAACATATTTTTGGGTTCAGAATGATATACACAATACCATCCACCACATATTGGACACTGTATTTTCGGTCCATTTCCGTTATCACTACAGTTGGATTTATACTGATTAGACGTTCCACATCGAATTTTTTTATTATTTAGTTCTTGTTCTAATTTTTCAGCTTCCTTTTTTCTTTCTATTATTTTCTCGATCTCTGTTTCGCTTGGTTGTAAGAATTTTATTACATCGAGAACTTGAAAGTTTCGTAGTTCATCTGTATAATCCGCATGTAAATCTTCGAAAAAATAACGTATCGCAATTTTACCCCCGTATCCACAGGTAACATAAGCGGTACCACCCACCGGTATACGCCCTTCTTCTGGATTAAGACCCTCGGCTTGGATAATTTCTAACGCCGTTCTACCTTCAAAAACACCCGTACCAATAGCGGCATCTATTTTACCCACTGAAGCTCCCTTGTAAATATACACTTCATATTTTACAATGAATTTACTCTCATTTTGTAGCATAACTTTATTGCGACACGGTTTTGTGATACAACAAAAATAGTTTGGCACCGATGATAACATCCCTTTACTAACGTTTAGAAACAATTTTTGTAATCTGATCTACAACTTTTACTACCGAGACAGCATAAGAGAACATGTAAAAACATTTGAGTGTAAATCTATTATTAAATCTCGGAAGCGGAACTTTGGGATTGGTCAGTTTCTTGTGTATTCGTCTTATAGCATTACACGTTTTGAGATACTGTCCTTCTGACATATGTTCCCTCGTATTATCTATGGTATTCATTACTGTGATTAGATCTTGATCTACCACCATTAAAATATGAATCGATTTTTTTTATAATAATTGAACTTATACATCGAGTATGGAATTATTAAAAAATAATTTAAAAGTATTCTCGACATATTTTTTTTAAAAAAATTATCTTTAATTATTTATATTTAAATTAAATTTTCTGGCGCACCGCAAAAGACCGCCAAACCACATGAGCAATTCTTCCTCTGTTTTAGCCCGACTTCTAGGTACCATACGACGAATCTGTCCAGTTTCCCTGAATTTTAACATGTTGGGTGTGATTTTTGGTTTCTGTACAAAACATGAATAGCATACACGTTCAAGTTTAAGACCGGTGAATGAGTACATTTTGTGATTATTATCCATAAAAATAGGGCGTATACGCCGATACCATTTTATAAATTTCTTATTCGGTTTCTCATACGTTTTTATACATGGACTCAGAGGAGCTTGACATCTCGAGCAACAGGAAGTCCATTTTATAAACATGTAATTAAAATGTTCATATACTCTAAATGAGTAAAGTATTACCGTTTATCATCGGTATTATCATAGGTTTCGGTGTCATGTTTATCATTCAATTTCTCAGAAAGAAAAAGGGTGCCGGAAGCACTAATCGAATTTTAGGATTTTCGTATTCTCCCAACACAAGTCTCCTTTTAGATTTCTTAGCTCGTGTACAAGAGATTGTGATTCCCAAAGTCCAGGGTCCTATATGTTCCCTTCTCCACGCGAAAGAATTGGATCTCGACAAATTAGACGACTTTTCTGATATGCAAGTGCCCTGTAACGAGATAATCACACAGATCGATAATGAGAAAGCCAAACTTAAGAATGAATTAGATTCGGGTGATAATGTTAAAATTAACGAAATTGCGGATCTTTTATACACGGAGTTAGATTCTTTAAAGGATAAGATCGTCAAGCGATTCTGCAAAGATGAAGATTCTACCATATCTTCCGCTCAATTGAAAGAACTCATCAAAGAGACTCGTGCGGGATTTTGCGACGGTTTCGACACAACACCCAAGAAGATTGCGGATATTTTAGAAGAAAGCGGTTTTAACACCGATTTCAATCCCGAAGCTATATTTAATATGGCTACAAATTCTATTGCACAAAGAGGACCAATTATCACCGAAGAAAAAAGCACCGAATAAAACCTAAGTCGGTCATAAATTTTCAAAAAAAACAAAATGTCTTATCAAGAGTGCCTCGAGAATGCTATGCGTATACGGAAAGTGTCTTCGCCAGATGATGAGTGTATCCGTCTGGCGAAGGGGCTGATGAAATTAAAAAGGGGATACGACACACATGCACAGAAAAAGAAGAATAGGTCGGCGATCCTTATTGAGGATATTAAACCTATAATTCAACATAAACCCATAAAGAGTTCGGGTATTTGTCAATCAATGACTCTTAAGGGTAAACGGTGTACATTTAAGGCTGTGTGTGGAAATTATTGTAAAAAACATAGCCTTAAACAGGGTGATATGGTGTTAGGTGAAAAATGTGTAGTCGGATCTTAATATTATTTTATCATGTTATATAAATGTTAGATCAGGAAACGTTGCAACCCGTCGTCATCTCCATGATTGTATACTTAGCTTTGGCCAAGATGTTACCAGAATTACTCAAGAAACCTACGGGTATTTCTTTCATAGATGAGCTTAACATGATGCTCATTTCTCAGAAGGGAATGTTAGGTTCTGGTGCACTCTTAACCGGTTTGGTAGTTTTCATCACCAATTACATTCAAGAGGAATTCGCTTAAAACAGTCTCTTTACTCACTAAGTGTTTAGTGTAATCATGTCTCATATATCTCACATCATTGTCGTATGCAGATTTCATGAATTCCATGAGTTGGTCAAAGTTTGGTTTACCCCACTTCATACCCTTCTTAAACAAGAAGTCATCCTTATCCAATTCTTGAATTTCACAATCTATCGTATATGGCGTTTTTATATATTCTGGAGCTCCGCCATAGTTTGTGATTATCACCGGTTTATCTCTTAATGCCGCCTCTACAGCTCCCATACCAACACCCTCAGAACTCGAAAAGCTCAGATAACAATCTCCTTTCCAGTGTATTTCGTCCATCTTATCATCGGGAATTAAACCGTTAATAATTTCCACTCTAGGTATTTCTATTTGTATATCCTGTTTACACGTTGCTTTGACGAGTAATCTAGTATTGGGCTCGTTCATACGTATGAATGCTTCTAAAATTCTATTAAAATTTTTACGTTGATCGAGTACGTTTCCTATGAAATAAAACGTATACGGCTTTTTTCGCGGTTTTGGTATGTGTGCATGAACTACATAAAAATTGTTGTCGGGAAACTGATTAGAGAGTACCCTTTTACAAAACTCACTGGGAACAGCTACATCCTTGAACTCTTTCATGATCATACCGTAATCTTCATGAACTGTTTCCGTTTCACATACAGTCATACACGCTAAATTTTTAATACGTGTTCTCGCATATGTAACGTACTCCATGTTATTCGCGAGGGGTAAAAGAAATATCAGGCCATGATCACTTTCTGGAAGTTTAGATCCGATTTGATAATATCCGGACGATTTAAACAGTTTCGTGTATTTTTGGGCATGTTGACCTATACCAGCCAAAAGTGTTGGGCCGATGAATATCATTTAGTATAAAGATAATCTTTCTTTTATATATAGTAAAATGTCGACTATTCGCGAACGTATTGATTTTGAGCTTACCCAGGTGCATCTTGATAAGACTAGGTTATTTGGAATAATCTCCCAGCTCGTTGATATGTGCGAAGCTGGTGGTCCAGGTGGCGCGGGTCTTCCCGGTCCCGCCGGCCCTCCCGGCCCTCCCGGTCCCGCCGGTCCTCCAGGTCCTCAGGGTCCTCCCGGAGCGAGTGCCGCCCCCGCCGCTAAGAAGCCTGCCGCTAAGCCCGCTGCCAAGCCCGCCGCGAAGAAGGTTGTTAAGAAATCCGATGAATAAATTTAGAAATAATAGTAAATGATAACTGTGACCGCAAAATTAGTGGCTCCAATGTGTTCATGTAATTCAAATGATAAAAAGCGTGTATTCGTTGTTCATAACCCCATGGTAGAACCTATGCAGTTATCAACATTGTCACAACGTATATCTAAGTATAAGAGAACGCAAGTAAAAGATAAAAAAATCGCGGAATTCAAGACGAAGATGTGTGGAGCTTCTCTTAAATTTGCACGGGAAGCGCTCGAAGTACTGGAAGATTTATACGGCGATTCAGCTTTCGAGGATTTATAGGTAAGGCGTGAGGCACTATACCACTTTTATATACAGATCCCAAGAGTAAACCTGCAGAGAGTGCGCGTGTAGGTGCAACTCCAAATGTAGCTGGAATTGTATAAATTCCATTTTTAACATCGTCTTCGATATCTTCTATATCGGCCATATTACTAACACTTGTGGCCAAAAGACCCATCGCTATTGTTTCGTCTTGAATGACATCCACGTGAGCTATCAGGTGAGGAACCACACTGATCGCTCCCGCCCAAAAAGTTCCCACGTAGAATGGTTTTAATAACGGTAGATTTTGTTTAAATGAAGGGTACAGAAGTATAGACATGATTTCTGGTGCGACTAATACAGTTTGATTTGTGTACCATAAAATCAAATTTGCAGTTAGAAGAGCCGCTGCTATAGATTCAGGTGTATCTTCTGTTTTACCATCAAGGTAACGATCTCCGCCATATGCCCATCTCGCAGATGACATGATATATAATAAAGGTAAAGGTTCGAGTGGTGTTCCCGAACATAGAGCTAATATTGTCATAATCGTTCCCACACCTAGGCCAGGTAACATTTGTTTCTAAAGATGGTTAATCTTTAAATATCACCGTAAATTTCTAAAATATCTTTAACCACCAAACTTCTCTCTATATCCGCGTGTTCAAATGTAATACATTCTATACGTTTGTGTCGCTTATCTTTTATCTTTTCGTATATATCTTTTAGTCCGTTATCATCATATTTACGATCATGTTGATTGAGGTCACCCGTTATGACCATTTTACTGTCATCGCCCATGCGTGTGAGTAACATCTTCATTTGATTAGGGGTGCTATTTTGCATCTCATCTGCTATGATGAAGGCGCTTTTAAACGTTCTTCCTCTCATAAATGCGAGAGGACAAATTTCTATTACTTTTTCTTTAATCATTGAAGCTATTTGAGTTTGATTATAAAATTCCGCAAAAATATCCATGATGGGTCTCGTCCATGGATCCATTTTTTCTTCGAGAGTTCCAGGTAAATAACCAATATCCTCTTCTACGGAAACTGCTGGGCGGGTTAGAACGATTTTTTTAAAGGAATCATCATTTAAGCCTTGGATAGCCGCGTAACATGCTAACATAGTTTTACCTGTACCAGCTGGACCTATTGCAAACACCATAGGTTTCATACCGTATAAAACGCGGTTATAATCCCTCTGGTGATCGTTCTTCGGGATGGTCGTCGGAATATTTATTTCCATATCCAAGTCGTCTTCAAAAAATTCAGCTTCATATGAACATGGTGACAATTTTTCGCGACGACCTTTCTTACCCATACTAAATACTCATATTTTATTACTGCCTGGTCTTATATAATTTTATATCATAGTCAATTGTATTAATAATTATATAATCGGATGTTTCTTCGATTACATCTTTAATCTTTCCAACACTCTTTGTTTTTAAAATTTTTGCACAATAAATGGGTATATTTCCATACTTCGGCAACTGATAAGGTTCAAATGAAAATGCATGAATTTGATTTTTTATTTCATTTGCGGTTTTCTTATAATCTACACTAATGTTCTTAAAATCGAGTGTATTTTTTGAAAAATAAGATGAATTAACTGATCCCTGTTCATATGTGGTATACCCATCGTCCGTTAAAAGTTTATGAAAATTTTTTTCAAATATACATTTGGCACAATCGGTGTATTTTTTATATAAATCTAAGGCGACGTCATTTTCTAAAATATCGAAAGTAGATTGATCTATCACATCACCCGTATCTATACCAGCATCCATTTTATGTAAAGTAACACCACTCTCAGTTTCACCGTGTAAAATAGGTAAACATGATGTATACATACCTTTATATTTAGGCAAAATAGAAAAATGTATGTTAAACAACCTATCTGGACGATCAAATAATTTGGGCTTTATAATTTTATCATATTCACATGATATAAAAATACTGTTTGGTATAGAATAAGCTTGTTCTAAAGTTATAATTTTTACACCTCTATCAATCGCATACTTTTTAAAAGATCGTTGCCATGTATCAATTCCATTATCAGTGCTGTTTGGTAACGCCAAAACGTTAATTGAGTGTCGTTTTACAAATTCTAACGATGCGCACGCTATATCATTTTTTCCAGCTATGACAACTGTATCGATCATTATTTAATTTTGGTGGTGTATCTTTAATTATTGGTGATTAAATCAAATTTTTTATTAACGATTTCGAGACTTCGCGCAATATCTAAGGGATATCCCAGTACATTTTTAGAAAAAAATAATTCTATATTCGATACGATAGCATCCTTCTTCTCGACGAATCCGATATTTTCTATAAAAAACTCATTTGTTGAATCCCATCTGTACACCTGATAATTACAATATACACTCACACTTCGCATTTTCTTTTTTGAAGAATTGCTTACTTCAATATTGAACGATATACCATTCTTACTATTACCGCAAATAAGCACGGACGAAGTGTTTGCGTATGTGACATGAATGGTATCGAGTATATCCTTTGATTTCAAAAGAAAGAACGTGATAATCGATATAGGATGAACGGCTAAATCAGTGACTATGTTTACATCATTTGGTATCATAGATCCATCGTTTATCCATTTCATTTCTATATGTTTAATGCCATTTAACTCACCAAGTCTCTTTATAGCTGTATGTTGAAGCCACGTAAAATCGCAATATAGAAAAACATCGTCTGGTTTTTTAGAAAAAACGTCAAGAATGTCATCTAATGTAATACAAATGGGCTTTTCTATCCATATATCTTTTACACCCATATCAAACAACTCGAGTAATATTTCATGATGAGTACTAGCTGGTGTAGTAACAAACCATTTACCATCCGTAAACTTTATATCAGATATATTTTGAAAATCAGCTCCCACTTCAGGTCGCGGATCGATCGTGATTATTTCGTTATTCTCAAGTTTACTTTTAATAATTTTACCAAAATACCCGAGACCTACTATCACGCACTTCATTATTAAAGATTTGCATCTTATCTTTAATAATGAAAGTACCATTTAATGATTTAAGAAGAATCCACGAACCACTCAGGGAAGAATTTCACAAGTCATTCGACGACGTATTAGATTCATCTTCGTTCGTGGGTGATGTACAATTCGCAGAAAAGTTTAGAACATATACGGGTGCCGAATATTGTATCACGTGTAATAGCGGTACAGACGCGTTATATCTAGCGATTAAGGCTCTTGAATTAAAACCGGGTTCCAGGATTATGGTACCAGCGGTTTCGTATGCAGCTACGGCTATGGCTGTGGTAAATGCGGGGCACGTACCCGTCTTTAGTGACGTGGATGCTGAAACTGGATTAATGTTGTTACCAGACATTTTAGATGATATAGATTGTATAATCGTTGTCCATTTGTTTGGACAAATCGCACACGTCCCGCGTAAATATAATATACCGATCATAGAAGATTGTGCTCAAGCTCATGGAGCTAAATTAAATTCCGAACATGTCGGAATGCGTGGAACTATCGGTTGTTTTTCATTTTATCCAGGTAAGAACCTGGGTGCTCTTGGGGATGGGGGAGCGTGTATTACTAACGACCAGAACTTGGCTATTAAGATGAAACAATACGCAAGTCTGGGTGCACCTATACATAATCGTTATGAACATAATACCGATGGAATAAATAGTAGAATGGATGGAATACAGGGGTTGTTCTTGTCTACAAAATTAAATCATCTCGATGAATGGACGAGGGAGCGAGTTGAAATTGCTAAAAAATATAATGCCACCACCCCCTTTCCTAAGAGGAGTGAACTTGGCGACGTATATCACGTTTTTTATACTTTAGAAAATGATAGAGATTCTTATATTAAGTTTATGAATTCTAATGGGGTACAAACTGGTATACATTACCCAATTGCTTTACCAGAATTAGAATGTTTTAGGGAGTATCATGTCGAATGTAAAAACGCGAAAGTATTTTGTTCGAAATGCGTAAGTTTACCGATGTTTCCGTATATGAATGCTCTTGAGATCATGACTACATTAAAGAGTCATATAGATTATCGCCATCAGGAACTTTAAAATTTTCTCCATCCCAACGATTACATTGTTTTTCAATTGATTTGATATGCCATATAGCAATAGATGGGTCAGCTTGCAAATACATTTTCTTTTTATAACCAACTATAACCTCGTGTAATTCGTTACCATATTTAATTTCGGGTATATTTGGGAAAACGCGGCATATATAATCCGGCCAATTTATCCAATCGAGTTCATTCACTTTAAATGTAGTTGTTTTTAGCCACTCGTCGGTATAACCTGGATGAATATTTATACGAGGAATCATTATGAGATCTGCACCAGAATCTTTGACAGCTGCTTTAATGTTTTTAATGAGTTTTTCTTTTGGCATTTCATCTGGATCTATGATAAATATGTAATCACCCGAACATTTACTTAAATGAAAATTTCTATGTTCAGAAAAGTTATTATCAAAATCTCTTTCACACGTGACTACTTTATTTCCAAAATATTTTATGACATTTTTTACATTTTCGGTGACATGTTTGGTATCAATTAAAATATTTATTTCGTCTTCTTCATCTTTAACTTTTAGCAGAAAAGATACGAGCGAGAATAAATCTTTAGATTCATTACATACGGTTATAGCATACGATAATATCATTATTAAAAGAGTAAATTAATATCTTTAATATGCTTATCCCCAAAACAATACATAAAGTTGTTATTACCGACGACGGTAATTTACCCAAATTACCAAGTGGTATTTCACGTGCGATTGAAAGTTTTTATAGATTAAATCCAGACTACAAGGTTAAATTATATTCACACGAAGAATGTGTCAAATACATCAAACAACATTACGAAGAAGGACCTTATAAAGAATATGGTATACTAAATTTATATACTAAACTAAAACCATACGCGTATAGATGCGATTTAATGAGTCAACTTATATTGTATAATGAAGGTGGATGGTATTCTAGCATGAGATCGGTGTGTTTAGAGCCTTTAGATGTATTAAATACTTTTAATAAAGAGTATTACACGAGTGTAGATTGTCCCCCAAATCAAAGCTGTATGTATAACGCTTTTATTGGATCTGTACCAAAACATCCTATATCTAAAAAAATGATAGATTTGTTAAAATGGAATATAGAACATGATCATTACGGTTTAGATTGTTTGTATCCAACTGGTCCGGGTGCGTATATGAATGGATGTATAGATTACATTAGATCAAATCCAGATAAATGTTTTATAGGTCAACATACGATAGAGGAAGATGGAATAGAATATGTAAGATTTGGAAATAAACGAATTTTCAAGTGTAAATACAACAACGCTCAGGGTGCCGATAATTCGGATATGGGTGGAACCAACAATTACGGTCAAATGTGGTTAAACAGGGACATATATAATTGACATGTATTACATAACCATACCGGCAACTAATTTCACCTTATTTACGTAATATACGTATCCACCTATGAGAACTGCCAGAGCTAGAAGAATATAGTTAAATGAAATTTTCTTTCGTTTCTTTTCCGTTTCTTCTATAATTCTCTCAGCTGTTTCTTTACTTGGGAGTTTATCAACACTCTGATGTAACATCTCTATCTTACCTATGAGAGCGTGTATAGCTTCTAATATCTGGGCTTCTTTTGTTACAGGCTTTTCTTTGTGATTCACTGTAGTCACCTCTAATACCATATACCACGCAGCATCTGGTTGCAGTGTTCTGTAGTCACCGTCATCTTGTTGCTCATATATGGTAAAATGTAGTTTTTGTATAGATATAGGATTAAAGTAGTTTGTCTTGCGATTGAAACTTTTCCATTGTTTATCGCGTAAGACAATTCCATTACTCCCCGTGAAATGCCTCTCCAAAGGTACGCGTGCAAATATCTGTCCATGACGTTCGTCTAACATTTGAGCGACTTGGGGAATATCTGGACAGACTATATCCACAAATTTAGCCACGTTCGTGTTGAGTGTAGCCGTATTTTCTCCTACTTGAGTGATATAAAAATCAACCATTTTTATACCGAGAACCTTACTAAAATCTTCGACGTGTGTATTGGATGTCAGTGATAAATCAAGCGAAAACGTATTGTTCGTTCCGGTGACGTACCTAGAATCCAGTACGATATATTGTACTTTTTTAGGTATATCGTATATCGATTCCATTCTATTATGTTCAAAGAAATAAAAAAACCTAAGTCGATCACATTTTTCCTAAAAATCAAGATGTCTGAAATCATGGAAACTCAACAACCCACCGAGATCGATCTCCTTCGTGCTGAAATTGAAACATTGCGTAAAGAAAATGAAGAGTTAAAATCGAGAGTAAAACCAAAGAAAGTCAAACCCGTCAAGATCAAATGCCCTTTCATCACAGCTAAGGGTGAGCAGTGTCGTAAGTTTTGTGCGGAAGGAATGCAGACGTGTAAGGTTCACTCGAGACCTCTCAAGCCTCCCAAGGAGCCCAAGCCCCCGCGCCCGAAGCGCCAGGCTTGTACCGGTATCAACATCCGCGGGAACCCTTGTAGGCGTAAATGTCTCGAAGGAAAGACGTATTGTGAGAGACACGACCCGGATAACCCAATCGTTCCTAAAAAAACTAAGCGGGCACTCAAAAAAACGACACCCGTACATAACCATCTCCCGGGCGAGAAACCCGAGACGCCTTGTGTGCTGTGTCAGACACACGGTGATATGTTTGATATGAACGTTACCACGGTTCAATATGTTGAAACACCTGGCGAGGATGGAATGACTCTTAGCGAGCGTGTAGCTGAGTACGATAGAACTTAATGTGTATGTAATATATATGAGATGGAGTTTTTACATTAAAATCGTACCTTTTGGTACGTTATTATCTTTATCATCAAACTGCTATAAAAAAAATACTAGATAATATAAATGTTCACACCCATAGGAAATGTCGTATTTATCGTGGGCATGATATTTGCCCCGGTCTACGTCATAGACAAATATTTACCAAAAAAACCAGAACCCATAGCCCCCAAAAACGAAGAGTTTAACAAACCTTTCGTGTTTACAGGAAGGAATAAATACTCACCGAACTTTTCTAAAAACCGTTCGTGATTATTCCATCTATATTGAACGTATACATATGTTGTAATTCCAGATCATTTTTATGTGTATATGTATAGACCTTCACGTTTTTCTTTTTACATTCTAAGATAAACTGGTGATCTAAACATGTCCAATGTATCATCACGGCTGAAAAATTGCGTAATATCATGTCATATTCACTGTGATGATATACAGCTTCAAATGTCGTTCCCTTTTTATATTGATACGGTAAATTGAATAATATCTTACGATTAAAACTACAAAATATTACATTTCTCACGGACTTAAATTTATAAAAAAATCTTAAACTGTCCGCTATGTCTAAGTTATTTCCTTTTATATCCAACAACAATAATACATCTTCTATGTCTGGGATTTTTTCGTATAGTTCGGCTAATGTACATAATCCTTTCTTTTTTATTTCATCATACGTCATGTCACGAATAAATTTATCTTCATGATAAAGATCGTGTGCTAAAACAAGTTCGCCGGTTTCACACATTTGTACGTCTATTTCTAAACCGTCATATCCCCGACCGACAGCTTCTCTGATGGATTCTAAGCTATTTTCTCTATATTTTAACGAAAATCCTCGATGAGCTATACATAACATATCTTATATTATTCAGATAAAATTAAACGAACTTAAAATAAATCGTAGATAACGAATTAGAAAATGTCTCTCGGTCTCGTCGGCCTCGGTGCCATCGGTGGAAACCTCGCAATCAACATCCAAAAGTCTAATAATCTTCATGTTTACAATCGAACACCCGAACAGATTAAAACACTCGAAGATTCGTATGTAAATATTCATGGCCATCATTCTATAGAAGATATGGTTTCTGAAATGGAATCTCCTCGAACTATTATTACAGCACTTCCCCACGGTGAGGTAACAGATTCTGTAGTGAAACAGTTGAGTAAGTCTCTAAGTGAAAACGATACAATCATCGATTGTTCTAACGAGTACTATAGGACGTCCAGAAATCGTGGTGCATATTGTCAGTCAAAGGGGATCAATTATATGGGTGTAGGTCTATCCGGTGGCGCCGAGGGTGCGCGAAAGGGTCCAGCTCTTATGATAGGATCCACATGGGATACATTCAAACAGAACGAACCACTGTTCAAATCAATCGCCAAAAGTTATGCCTATATGGGTGTTGATTATGGCGTTGGTCATTTCACCAAAATGGTTCATAACGGTGTAGAGTATGGTATGTTACAGGGTATTGCCGATGTATTCGCGTACTGCAATCAAGATAAGTTTTATATGTCGCAAGTACTAGATGCAGCTAACGATATTGACATTGACGGTTATCTTTTATCTTCGGCTAGAGATGTACTCGATAGCTATAAAATAAATAAGATTGCAGATGTGGGTGATATGAACAATACGGGTTTGTGGTGTTCGCAAATTGGTTTAGAATATGGAATTCCTACACCTGTTATTAATTCGGCTGTGACTGCGCGATTTACGAGTCGATACATTAAAGCGTATAACGCTTGTCAGCATCTAAACTATGCATTTGATGCGCAAGTAGGAGTAAATGCGTTACGGTTTGTGTTTTCTACCTCTATTTTGGAGGGTTTTGATTTAATGAATACACGACACGTGAAAGATGAAAGTATCAAAAGGGCCTGGTCTTCTGGTACTATCATTGATTGTCCCATGATCGACGGTGATCATCGATCTATTTTGGAAGATACTGTAAATGATGCTAGGATTCTAGTTATGTATTGTAATTCTGTTGGTATCCCATGCCCGGCTATTCAAGCCGCGCTTACCCAATACGATTTTACGCATCAGACGTCGACGTCTATGAAGTTTATCATGGCACAAAGAAATTATTTTGGTCAACACGAAATTATGGAAGCGTGATCCCAGAGATGTCCTATCTCTTCTTCTTTCAAAAAGAATTCCTTATTTTTAATTTTGATCTGCCTGAGTACATTTTCATACGCACAACCACCTTCATTTAAATCCCATAATTCGTTGTTTATTAAAATGTTTTTTTCTTCTTTTTGAACCATTTTGGCCATGTCAGCTTCTAGATAAACACCCATATAGTCCATAGAAATTCTGCATTGTGTGGGGGCTGTACCGTTATAGTCTAAACTTCTGGAAAGTTGTAACACATCTGGTTTGATTGAACTCATTTCTCTTAGTACTTTTTCACGTTTCACGCGCAAATGTTTAGCTATGATAGTAGCAAATAGTAGAACGCAATGACTTTGATACATGTCTCCTATTATACCAACTGTGTCAAAGTAATTGACTCTTTCATTCATATCACCTGTTTCGTATATTTTGATTTTTATACTTTCTAGTCTAGCGGGTGTTCGAATATATTGTAAAATATCTTTACCCAGATAATGATCATTGTATAACACCTTTATGTTATTGGTTTCAATAAAAGATTTGATTCGTTCAAAGTCGTATCTAGAGTGTCCGTGTGGTTTTTCGAGTATATAGGTTGGATCAACTATACCGAGATAAGGTTCCACATTTTCACAAAAGTTATGTGTGGGAATGGCCATGTAAGCGACTATATCTGTTTCATCTTTTAGATGATCCAAGTTCGCTACTTCCCGTCTTGATATCGGGGTGTATGAACACCTCAACTTCTTTAAACCGGGTATGATTCTAGATTGAGCCAGATGGCCCCTGGCACCAAACACTAAACAATGATTCATTAATCACTAATAGTAGACGAACATATTTTTTTTGCGGTGGTTTAAAAAAATAAAGCGTGATTACCATAAGTTGATGCAATGAAATATTGTACCGTGACGTGTTATATGACGAGAGGTCCAGAAATAGAGAGTGACAATCATACATGCGCCGAACGCAAACTTTTAAAACAATTATATAATGAGTGTATGAAGAGTGGGTATAAACCTCATCAATTTACATCGTGGTTACACAGAAAATATGGCGAGTTAATAGTATCGAGAAGAACTATATTTGGTGATAGTATATCTATGCCGTGTGTGATTTGTAGAAAATTTTTACAAAAACACGACGTTAGATGGATGGCACATGACGGGTGTAGATGGGTTCATAGCACAAAAACGGATGATTTGCCAGTTTCTAGACCCACAAGAAAACAGATAGAAACTTTAGGATTTTGTAATTGACCTAAGTTCATCTCGAGATAGTATAAAAGTAAAGATGAACATCTTCTTTCTTTCGCTAGACCCCAAGGAGATCGCAGAACTATCTTGTGACCAACATGTGATAAAAATTCAACTCGAAATCTGTCAGATGTTGTACACCGCGTGGTTCTATTCTGGTGAAGAAGATATCGTACAAGCCAACGCCCCGTTTACCAAAACGAAGACTCGCAGGGGGTACAAGCCCGCCCATAAGAAACACCCCATGACCATGTGGATTGCTTCGAGTTTACAAAACTATTTGTACGCGTGTGACATTGGCATCGCTTTAAGTGATGAATACACTAAGCGATACGGTAAAATTCACACGTGCGCTGAACATTTGTATTGGCTTCGTGATAATCACCCTTCGTTTTTCGAAGAACATATCAGTGATACCGCATACTATTCAACTGAAGGTATTCCAGAGTGTATGCCAGAACAATACAAAACTCCGAATGTGGTTGAAGCATACAGGCAGTATTATATCAATGACAAAGCACCATTTGCGCGATATAAAACTGGATGTCCATCTTTCATTGAGGGGTATGTAAGCTAATCAAGTATTACAAAGTCGTAAAATGTATTTATCTTGTATGTATTCACGAGATCTACGAATTTTCGTTCGTCTTCGTCGAGTGTTGTAAAGTTTAGTGTAGACTTGTGTATGACTTTTTTTAATGGTATGTTTACGTTATCGAAATAATCAAAAAGTTGTTGAATCGCGTCTGGGTGTAACAGATCCATTCCCATCTTAAATTTGGTAGTAGAAAATGTGTACCTGTACCCATCATAGTCGAGAAGGTTTCCTTTAATAAATCGTTCCGTGGGACTCACGGGATTTTTACCTATTCTATCAGATTGATTTTCCGTTTCAAATAAAACGTTAAAACCATGGACGATTTTTTTTAAAAAATTTCGTTTAGAATCTGAAATCGACATTACTATTATACAGAAAAAAATTCTTAATAATAGTAATGATCACCTTAGCAGTGACGATACTTTTGATCGTACTGTTTTTGGTCTTGACACGAAAACAGCGATCAGAGTATTATGAAGAGGGTATAGGTCCGTCGGATATTGAGATGGGTCCTTCAGAAGATGCTCCAGTCAGACCCAGATCTCTCGTTCATAAAATCAAAAAAGGTATCAAAAAAATAGAAGAGAAACGAACACAAGATGTGGAACTTCACGATCTGTTTTTAAAACAGATAGATATGAAAGCAGCTAAAAAACAGGGTGAACAGGACGAAGTTAAAGAGGATATAAAGGTGGGTGTTAAAGATGAGTTAGAATTTATTAAAAAATATACGAACGCGATAAAAGATAAAATTTACGAAAACAAAACGTTACCGGAAGATGAAACGTATGATATAGTGGCAGAAAGTGCCCACGACGCCTTACGGGCTGATATTAACGAACAACTCGTGGTAAAGGGGACAGAATATCAAAAAAGGCAGGACGAGGAACTCGCATTAAAGACGGAACAGAGACGGAAAATGGACCAGGAGGTATCAGATACTCGTATTGTAAAAACGGATTTGAAGACCGGAATTGAAACGTTAAATGTATTCGAATCACAAATAACGTCTGATGCAGAGGCGATAGAGGCTGGTGAACTACCCACAACCGATTTGGGTCAAGAAGTATTAATGTCTAGGGGTGACGAAGCTATCACGACATCAACACCATATACACAGAATATGGCTTCTATATTTGCTAGCGCGAGTTTAGCTCCCGATGGTGGATGGAATGATGGTCAAGTGGCACCCTCGGAGTTGGGAGCAGATGATATTGAAACTCCCGCACCACCAAAAGACAAACCCGAAAAATTAATTCAATTTTCAGAGGTTGGTAATGTTTTTGAAGATTATTATGCTATTCAAGATCCAAATGGTTATTGGTCCGAACATGGTCATAAACCCATAGATCCAGACACTGGTGAATGGAGGAGAGAAAAGGTGCAAATGAAAATTAGTTGTGGACCGATGGTGCAGCATGGATATTATCGTGATTTACATGTTAATGATGAAACCTTTTGGGAAAATTCTAAAAAGGCGGCCTTCAATCTGTTGAGTGTTTTCGGCATGGGCCAAAGCAGCGACAAGCCTTTTGAAGGACCCGGTGGTATGCGTCGTGATTCTCGGTATGCGAAACATTTCTATTCGAGACCTGTAATCACAAAGGGTGGAGGAGGTGGTGCGATCGATGATAAGAGTGACGCATGTTTACCACCACCAGGAGGAGGGGCATATGGTAAGGCGTGGGCCGCAACTTTTGAAGAATGCGCAGACGCGTGTGAAAAAAATGACAAATGTTCCGCATTTTCAATTGATCCTATTTTCGATTCGGAAACAGGTGTGTATAGTAGATCCCTTAGTGAAGATGAGGGTAAACCATTTATGTCACTTACGGCCGGTCCAGATAAAATTGGTGATACCCCTAATAGATTTAAAAATAAGTATTGGTGTAAACTACAAAAGTATGGCGCAAGAAGATTTGATATTGGGACGTTTAGTGGCGAAACCATATTTGCTAAATATGAAGATGGATACTTAAAAGATCCGCTGATAAAAGAGCATATATCTAAAAAGATCGATGCAAATACTTCAGATATAGCTGGTCAAGGTGATTTTGCACACCCCAAATTTCCCCGAACATGCGACGAGTCTCCTTTAAGAAGTGAAGTATCCAAATATGCTGGGGTAACCCCGTGGGCGCCAGAAGAATGGTATACCGGGCCTTATTCCTACAGTGTTAGAGATAGGTCACGCGAGGGGGGAGTCGAAGAGGCGAGTAGGACGTATGCAAAAAGTGATAAACTTAGAAGCGAGTTACCAAAGGCCATTCTAGATACTTATGCACTCCCAGCCGATTCCGCGAGATTCACAAATGCATCGTGGGTGTACCCAGATGTTGATGGAGCTTGTAAAAATGGTGGTAAGAACGAACTTACAGCGTTCCCGGGTAAATTCAGAACAGATGATGAAGCTGATCCAAATACACAGATTCCAATAGGATGTCCCATGCAATTTATAAGTACCAACAAATGGAACCGGGGCGGTGGGCGCGGAACGGATATGGAAACGGTGACTGGTGGCTGGCGTGAATCCAGAGACGAGGCGAAACCAAACCCATTCAATCTCGGATGGGTTAATCATGGTGTCGGGGAAGGGTCAAATGTTATAAGAAATAAAATAAGATCGGGAACGGATGATAGATACGGTTACAGTACATATAATAAAAATCTCAGTGATACACCACTTGTCGGTGATGATTATAGAAGTTTAGTTTTACCAGGTAAAACGGCAATTCCTATCTGCCCCGATGGGTATGCCGTGCGAACCGAAAATCAGCCGTATTGTGACCCAGATACATTAACTCTTTCAACACCATTCGCAAAATGTGAACCCATCTTGGAACAGGGTGGTTGTGTCGCTAAAGAAAGTAAACATCAAAATATATGCAGTTCTCTTACTGAGCGTAAATGTTTGACTACACCTCTTGATGCGGATCAATTAGGAATGCCAAAGTTAGATACTCAGACAAGTTTAAGTAAATTACAAGGTGGCCTCTTCCCCGACGGGCGCGAGTATGGGAAGTGGCCTGAAACTGAGGAGATTACAAATCCATTTTGGACTCAAAGTATTAATGGTAAAATGAGTTCCGAAGTATGTGAATGGAATCCACATACATTCTACGATGGTCAAGTATCCAGAACAGCTGAATACGATGGTAAGAAGTTCTGGATTTTACACAAAAGAGGTCAACGTGGAACGTGGTCAGTGGGACAGCCTTCAAATTTCGAGTTTACAGCTCCCAAATGGAATTGGGATACTGGGGGTTATGATCCTACATATAAAGATTGGGCTAAATTTTTTGATACTAAAGGTAAGATTGTGCTGTATAATATTGATCGTACCGTTAATCAAGATGCCGTAAAGTATCAGGCAGCGGTGCTTGAGAAAATGGGTGGTGATTTTAAACCGACAGAAATACCCGTTATTTATTTTGAGATGGAGGAAATTGATAAATCTTCTAAAGATCTTGCAGAAAAGGCGGCGTTAGGTTTCTTTGGTGATGACGTCGAATAAACAGATCCTGGTTTAACGTATACAAATTTAAGAATGTGTCGTGAGCCATCAGTTATTTCGGAAACCATGTGTGGTGCTCCGTTCGCTCTAACATATAAAATACTATTAGGCTTAGGTTCTAATGACTGTATTTTACCTGTTATCGGTTGTTTCCATTTAAACGTCATATCGGACGTGTTATCTATCGTGTATATCAATTCGTATTGTTCCGGAACATATAATTGTGTATCCGAATGCCAATTCATGTGTCCACCCATACCATACACGCGGTATTCGACTGGGACGTCTACGCTTAATTCGTACCCACGGAATCCTAGTTTAGTTTTAACTTCATCGGAATCTAACAATTTGTATATATCATGTGTTGGATCTATGTAAAAGCATTTCCTTTTGACATTATTAGGAATATCTTCATCAATGAGATGAGAGGTAAATTCTGAACAATCATTTTTTATTTTTTCGTGAACAAATTTTTCAAAAAAATTAGTAGAGTAAAATATTTTTTTATTTTTATACTCAAAAATCAAAAATATTAGAAGCGCCAGAATTAAGATCACGACAAAGAGCTTCATCTTGAAATCACGAAAGAAAAAAACCTAAGTCGATCTCACGTTTTGTAAATTTTCAACTTAAAAATCGACCAACATGGAAGATCTCCAAAGTCTTATGGCCTGCCTCGACGACATCTCCAGCAAGATCGGAGATGGTATGTACTTGGACATGGCTGACAAAATGAAACGCATCCACGACAAACTCAACGGTAACAAACCGTTCCACGAGGACTCTTTCTATTACTCCTCCGACAACGAGGACAGCAACAGTGACGATGACAGTGGCTACGACAGCGACTACAACGAGCGAGCACGCCGACAGGTCACCATTCAACTCATCAGGGATCATCTTCTGGATTATGTGAGGAGCATGCACCAGACGTGGGCGCAACTTCAGGGGTGGGAAAAGGAGGTGAAGAAAGTGATCCCACTTATCAAGCGTATGTCCGTGCTTCGAAAGGCTGAGGCTATCCACGCATTTTGCCGAAAATGTTGTGACAGTGGGAAAGTCGAAGATGACGCAGCCTTGGTTGGTAACATCTCTGGATACACTTTTCGTGGAGCCTGGACCTGGGAAAGGCTGGTGGACAACGGTCTTCATGCGATCGTGATGGAAATTGGAACGGAGGAGGAGATTGAAAAGGCGAAGAGGGGTTTCATGGACTACGACGACCTTTCCCTCGCAACGCTTCGAAAACTTCCCGTGTTTGAGAAGAAGATTTACGACGACTACCAGTACGGGTACAACGAGGAGATTCTTAAAAATCGTCGTGAAGCGAATGCGAAAGTTCGTGAGCATGAAGAATTTATGCAAAGGTGGGAGATGCGCGCGAGGGAAGAGGAAAACAAGTTGAGGGAACTTGGTGCCCGTGTCTATGATCGTGATAGATGGGACGCGGAAGCCCATGATTTTTGGGTGGATGACGTCAATGGACGATTGGTGAATGGTCCTTAAATAATTTAGCACCTAAGTTGTAAGAATATTTGTAAATTTTTTATAAAAAAAATGTCTCAAAAAGAGATTTTACGAGCGATGATGACACAATTGGATGAGGCGGCGGGTGAAATTCCCGAAGGTTTCTAC